TTTACTTACAAATGGTTTAGGTGATGTAGCATCACACTCAGTACATCCATATAAGGATACATACTGATTCATCTGACCATCTTTTAATTCATATGCCCAATCAAGAACTTTACTCTTGTGGTCGCATTCCATACTGCCCCCTATTGTGCCGTAAAATTAGCCTCTGTAACTCCAACATTGCCTGCTATTAATCTTGCCTTAGTATCTTCGTCAACCATGTGACGTCTACCGCCAAGATAAACCTCTTGATAATTTTGTAAGTCTTCATCTACTAGATAACGTACTTGTTTGTATGTACCATTATCACGAATAATAGTTATCCCACGATTTAATTTATAAAAGTAAAATAAACGGTGTCCACCCGCTGGACCTTCTCTAACTATTGGTGTATCAAAAACATATGTAGTCATTTAAGTCCTTTATTAAGAGAGGGGCAGGGCGTAAGCCCCACCCCTCATTGCTACTAAAGAGCAGCGATTGATGAACCTGATTCAATTCGGTATAGTGCTTCTTCGCGGTAGCGAGCAAAGCCAAGTACGCCGTACCAACCCATTGGGCGGTGACGCATTAACTTGTCAACTACTGGTCCGATAACTACATGTGGCTCTTCAGCAACTGCTTGCGCCATTGCTTGCTGTCCACAGATAATTGTGCGGTATACACGAGTAACAGGAGTTACGGTTACAACTGTTGTTGCTGTTACAGCAGCAGTGTTAGCAACATCTACAGTAATTGTAGTTGTTGAACCTGTGGTGCTAATAGCAGAAATTTTTGCAGTTGAAGCAATACCTGTTCCTGAAATCTTATCTCCAACCTCAGCACGTGAAGCGATAACTGCAGAGGAAGCAACACCGAAGGTAAACCCTGCTGATGTTCCTGCTACTGTTACTGCTGTTGTTGCTAATGTTGATTGGTCAGCACCATCTTTGGCTGAGTAAAGACGTGGTGACTCAATATAGAATGCACCTTCGTAGTTACCGATTTCTCCTGCCCAGATGCGGTCCTGTGAAGAACCGTATTGGTTAGGAAGTAGCCAACCTTGTCCTGAAGAGGACTCGGCACGTAGGTCATGTGATACTTCTGGGTGAATACCAGCCCAGTATAATGAACCTTTACGTGCAACAGCCTTAGCAGAACGTAACTTAGCGATAGCCTTACGGATATCTGCTGAGTCAATTGTTGCTGCTGCTGCAACTGTTGCTGTAGATGTTGCTGTAGCACCTGAGAAAATCTTATTGGTTCCGCCGCGTAATGTTTCCATAGCGACTGAATCAATAGAATCTGCAAGGTTGTAAGCGATAATGTTTGCGATTGCTGGGTCTACATCAGCAAGGCTGAATAGTTCCAACGCACGTGTTACCAATACAGAGTTACCATACTCATTAAGAGTAATAGAAACTGTGGTTGGTGTTGATAGCGCTACTGCGTCTGGGTCAGTTGTTTCTGATAGAGCAGATGTGCTTAAAGCCAAGTCAACGTACTTCTGTAGAACTACGGTTGAACCTGGGATTGATTGACGGGCAGGTGTTTTATCTGCGACTGAACGAATTAATGGTTCAGAACGGAGAGCAAACTCCAGTAAGCGGTCATACGCTTGCTGAACAAGACCTGCACTGCCAGAAGTACCGCCAAGAGTGGCGGAGCCTATGCCTGTGTATGCATTAGCCATTGTTTGTCACCTCCAAGTGACTATGAACGGAATTATTGTTGTGAGCGAAGCACATCCAATAACGCATCCATTGAATCTGCGTTATTAATGCGAAGAGATAAATCTTCCGCTCTGTCAGGAGTCAAAGCGCCTTGGGTTAATATATCTTGCTGTCTTAAGGCAGCCTTATCTATTTCACCTATAGCAGGCTCTTCTTTATTGTTCTTAATTCCAAATAAATCAGCATTATCGTCGAGCCAGTTATTAACTGTATCTTCGTTAACGTCGTCTAAGTCTTTAAGTACAAGTCTAGCAGCCTTTGCGTTGACACCCTTCTTTTCTAGGACTTCTTTGACAATTTGCTCACGACGCACATTGGTTAAACCCTCAAGTTGCTCGGTGAGTTCCTTGATACGCTTTTCATCGTTACGCTTGGCTTTCCGCAATTTTTTAAGTAAATCGCTTCCGTCCAGTTGTGTACCGTTGTCGGTATCTAGGTCTTCGTCTTCTTCTTCCCAGTAATTGTTGCTCATAGCAACCACCCTTTCTATTCGTTGTTAGTCGCAAGCCTCAAGTCAATTCGGGGAAATTGGTTGGCTCTTGCTATCGGTCTTGTACGCTGCACGGGGCCGATGTATCCGCGTCAGGATTCTATTATATTTGACCTTTAGATGAAGGTCTATCTAGCGCTGTTCCACCCATAGCAGATTTACCACTAAATGTTGCGGTTTCTGCTGCGGATAGTCTTTCTCTTTTACGTCTTTCAGAGGCTAGATTGCCAAATACTTCTTGTTGCGCCTGTTCTAATCCATAACCCTCTAAACCGTCTTTGTAAATATCTGTAAGTTTTGTAGCAGTAGGTAAAACAGAAGCAATATCAGAAAACCCTTTAATTGCTTGCTCTTGAGTTACACCTAAACTTCTTAGGTACTCAGCATTGCTTTTATCTACTTGCTGGAATCCTTGTCTTGCTGCTGCTGCACCAATTTCTGCTGTAGCAATTTGTTTTTCAATTGCAGGAAGTTGTCCCTTAGGGTCTAGTGTATAAGCAATTAAGTCTACATCGTTAAGACCATAAAAATTTATTAAAGTGCTTCTAACCTGTGGAGCCGCATTTATAACTCTATCTGTGGCCAATTGAATTCTAGCAGTTAACTCGGTGGGAGAAACATCATTTTCAATAAATTTGCTTACATAGGCATCATTATCAAATTGAGTTAAACCATAAGCACGTAATGATTGGCGATAAGAATCTTCAACAGCAATATATTCATTAGGCTTTAATACTGCCAATCCCTTTGCTAATCTAGCGGTATTGGCTTTAAATCTTTCTTTATACTCTGGAGACTCTTGTAATGCAAATGTAATTGTTGCTTCGCTTGCACCTTCAATAACAAGTTTCCTAATAACATCAGCCAGTCCACCTAAGCCGTATTGTTTATATCTTTCACTTAAAGTATTAAAAGCATCTAGGCGTGCTGCTGCCGCTGCGGTTGTTTCTGCCTGTGTAGCAATTTCTTCTGCAGTTTGTGTTGGGGCTGTATAAGTTGGAGCACCAGTACCAAACTCACTTATATTACCAGAGGTAGAACTAGTCCCTGGTATGACTGGACTACCACCAGCGGGTGGTTGGTCTGCAGGAGTTTCGTCTTTTTTGGGTTCGTCTTTTTTAGGTTCGTCTGGTTGACCCTCGCTACCAGGAGGATTATCGCCCCTTACATCTGGTTCTGTTTTTGGTTTAGGAGGAGCAAGATTAACAAGCGTGTTGCTGAAAATCATATTGCCACCCTGATACTTAGGGTCCTCTTTAAACTTTGGGTTTAAATCAAGAAGTGCTGCAACTGTAGTTTTATTTGCTTTAGCAATAGCACTAAGCGTGTCTCCACGTTCAACTCTAACAGCGGTATCTGGTCTGTTTTTATCTGGAATTGCCATTACATGAATCCAAGTTCTTCTAGGGGTCTCATACCTACTGTATCAAACGCTTCAAGTGCATTCTTAGTCTTTAACCACTCTTTAGTATTTTTGACAGTTCGCTCAACTAACCATTGAGGCATAACACTAATCTTTTTAGTTTCAGGGTCTGTATATCCCATGATTTGTTTAAAGACAGGATGTTTAGTTGCTCTGTCTGCATCTACTTCTAGGAAAGTTGCTATTGTTTGGATAACGTTACTTGCTTGAGTTTCAATAGATTGACCAGTTGCTATACCATCTGCATAGGCAGGGTAAGCACTGGCTGAAAGTTTTTTAATTTCTTCTTGAATATCGTTTACGGTTGTTGTACCAGAGAATAAATCTTTACCTTTTTGAGTCCAGTATGCATCACTATATAAGGATGATACACCCATAGAGGCAGCAAAGGATTTAAGAGAATTGGTATCCCCAAGTACTTCTCCACCATACCCAGTAATTTTACCAGATGTAACAATCGCTTGGTCAAATTGGTCATCACTTAAATTTCTAGCATAAGCATCTAGTGCTAATTTATCAAATGTAGCAGTATCAATTCTGACACCAGAGTTTACTAGTCTCTTACGAGCAGCAAGTTTATATTTATCTACATTCTCTGCATAGACCTGAGGTTGTTCTAACCTTTGTTTTTCCCTAGACTTTACAGTAGAACTTGATGTCTTATAGTAACTTGTTTGAAATAGGGCTTCAAGTGCGCCACCAATATCTTCATTTTTAAATAGTTCGTAAACTTTACGTAGTTCGGGATAAGTGGCTAATAGGGCCTCGCTAATTCC